TGGGTATATAACATAACCCACCACGAAAGTTCACATTCATTCACTCCGGGGAGTTGAGTTACAACAGTGAATAGAAAGGATACATAGAATAGTAAACTAACTAAGCGAGATAGCGAAGTTTGACGAGCCGCGCAACCCAGATAGCATACTCCTCGGAGGACGCGAAGCCGTCGTATAAGAGCCGACCCCGGAGGGCCTCGAACGCACGCAGCGCCTCAGCCCTCTGGGACGGCTCCAATTCGACAGGCATGGAGGGGTCCTGATAACGGCGCGCCGCTCGGAGATAGCGTGTCAGCGGGTGATGATGCATCCATTTCAACCAGGATAACGTCTCGTTGCCAAATTGCCCCTCTCCCACGGATCCCATCCCTCTCATTATATCGGTGATCTGCCACGCATCCAATCCACCTTCAGGCGCTCTCGAGTACAGGGTCGACACGCCTCGCATGAAATCCTCGAAGACTGCCAGGTGCCGCTGAGCGTCGTTATAGTCTTCCATTTTCGCTTGTAGTTCCCCACGCCTCCACGGTGCAATCTGCGGCATCGGCACTTCCTCATCTCCCTTCGCCCTAATCTTCCCCAATTTCAGGAGGAGGTCGAGCTCTCCCACGGCTACACTCATCCTCCTCAGCTGCTGGATGATCACGTAACGCATCAGCATGTGGTTTACATTGTGATGGTTAAAGGGATTGTCAACCACCATCGAGATAACCGCTCCCTCGTAATCCTCCAACGTGGCATGGACCCCCTCCGGCCAGAGTAGTTTCTCCAGGTTGTCCCGGGTCGGCCTGACTGGGCGGCCATCAGGGAGCCAATAATTCGAAAGAAATTTTGGCTTCCCCTTAAAGCGATACTCCCACCGATGTGATCTCCCTCGAGCCTCATCTACTTCAATTTCCCCCTCGAACTCTATCCAAGTCGCCCTATCCAGCATCCTCGAGGTACCACCTCGGAGGTCTGAACCAACCGGGAAGGTTGCCTGATATTTACGAACATCGAACGGTGGCCTGTGAATGAAGAAATCCTCCTCCTTGATGCCGGCGCGGAAATACTGGTTAAGCAGCGTCCGGAATTCCTTGAGAATGACGTCTCCCGGATCATACATAAATAGGGTCAAGTTGTCGTCCCCCGCGCAGAAAACCTCCACCGCGGATAGTGCAATCCCAAGTTCAACACAAATCGCCTTGATGTACAAGATGTTCAACGCTGTGTCGATCCACCCTGTCCATAAGGATCCACTAGGAACCATGCCATCGACGAGGAAAACCCCCCCGCTATCAGTAATTAGGGCCCTCTCCACCAACGCCCGACGCATCATCTCCTGGTACGCCTGGAGCAACCTCCGCCCTCGATCATCCCGCGGCCTGAAGCAGGAGCATACCACCTTCACTATAAATTCAAGATCCTCCCGTGGCCGCTCACGATCAAATTTGGACCAGTCCAGCTCCACAATAACCTTTGCTTGTTGCACTCTGCGCCACAACACACCCCAGTCTGAGCTCGCTCTGACCACCCCATTCTTAAAACCACATCTCGGCTCGAGGCGCCTTCGAAAAGTATAGGATGATAATACATTGTACATTGGAGATGAGGCTGCCTGCTCCAATGCATCCATCATCATCACGGCTCTCCCGAGGGCCTCTCCCTTCTGCATCTTCGCCCATGCCACTTCCTGTGTCAGCAGTTTCGTCCGAAATCCAACCCTAGCTGCAAACCATGGCAGATTCTTCAAACCACACTCTCCGCTTGCAAAGGAATCATAGTAGCGCCACATCTCTGCCTCCAAGATGCGCTTCAACCCATATTTTCCCTTCAGGCCTTGCCCTCTGAGGTACGGGCCTGATGTCGCCTCATTGTTGAAATTCTTCATCACACAGCAACCCGGTCCGTCAGGTACTTCGAATAACTCTTCAATAAACAGGGCCTGCCGTGCACTCCCCTCCCTCCAAAAGTCCGTCAGCACCCGACCGGGAGGTATCGGGTCCGCAGAGAACAGCATCCGGATGGCATCGGCCGAATTGCCTCCGCCGCGATACATCGATGAGTCCTCACGCCAGTTAAGGAGTTCCCCCCCACCGATGATCTTCCGGATGCCGGCCTCGAACTTACCCCGCGCGACGGGTATGGTACGGTGCCGCTCTCGGCCCCACTCGACGAGTACTCGGACCCGCCCCGTCATCTCGGCGCCTCGTGACCCGCCTCCCGCCTCTTCTATCTTCCGCTGCAGGCCTGGGCGGTGTCTGATGCCCGCCTGCCGCTTCGCCTTCATCAGCTCCGCCGGCATCACCTCCCTCAGGAGCCTGGTCCGGGGCTCTCTCCCCGGCGGGTTGATCCTCCCCACCACCAACCTGTTCAATAGCCACCTCCTCCGCTCTAGCGGGTACCGCATCAGCAGCTGCGACACCCATTCCTGCCAGGATGGCACGAAAATTCTCGACTTCTCGCCTCCTTCCTTGACCAGCTTTTAACCCCACCAGCCTCTGGAGGTACTCACTGAGAGTATCCCTCGCCTCCTCTGCACGCAAGTACTGAAGCTGATGATCTTCGCGGACCTGCTGCCCGAACAGCTCCACCGCCTTACTGTAACCGAGAGAACCCGCAGGGAGCGGTACTGTCCCGCTCCGCCTACAGTCCGCAGCGTATAGGGCATACGCCTGGGACTGGACCACGTTGAGGGCGGGGGCCTTGTAGGACGAAGCAGGCCAGTAACTCTCGTTGATGGCAGCCAGGGAGTCATTTAACTCCTGCTGCTTTAGCGCCAGCTGGGCACGCAGCTCGGCCATCTCTTCCTCAATTTCCTTACGCGCCTCCTTGACCTGCGCACTCCAATCCGCCACCTGTTGGTTGAAGGCTTGCAGCATAGAAACGTCAGCCACGGTCCTGCCGCCGACCGCCCTTCGTTCCTGCTTCGCCGATGTCTGCAAATTCCTGATCGCCTGAGCACCCCGTTCCGTTTTCATCCACTCACAAATCGCCAAGATATGATCCAGAGTGACACTTCTCGCCGCCGGAGCTAGTCGGGAGAGATGAGCCTGCGAGAATATAAGGTCTCGCATCTCATCAGATGCGATCGACGTGAGTACACGGATGGCGCGCGCTAACTGCTCCACTGTGAACCCAAGACGCAAACAGTCGTTAACGGTAATGCGCTCAATGTTGACGCCGTTCGCGATCAAGGGTCGCAATGCCTCCTGCAGCCGGTTCCTCTCCTCTGCCGCCGTTGGAATGCCGCCGATCCCCTCCAACAAATTCACCTCCTCCACGTCGCCACCAACTGCTCCACCTTGGGCTTGGGGGTCCTGGTGCTCCGCCATCACTGAAATAAAGAGGTTAGTGATAAACAAGAGAAAGAAGGTGAACAAAGGATACTTTCTTGGGAACTTTCGGGTCTGGGTTTGTTAAATACGGGAAAATATCATACCCGAAAGTTCCCAAGAAAGTAT